AGACAATCTTAAGGATGTTACTCTTGAGTTTATTGAAGGTGAAACCGTTGAGCAAGATGAGGACGGCACATACCGAGTTATTGATAATTCGATTGGAGATGATGATGCCCTATATGACCAACGGGAAGAGGGACTACAAAAAGGAACTTAACTGGGAACATAAAAAGAAACCTAGTCGAGTTAAAGATCGTACACAAAGAAATGCAGCGAGGGCTACTGTGGCAAAAGCTAAAGGCGTAAAAGCTACCTCTATTAAAGGAGACGTAGGTCACAAGAAAGCTATTTCTCGTGGTGGTAAAAACGGTCTTGCTAATTTGTTTGTTCAGAATCCAACTAACAATCGCTCTTTTGCTAGAACTAAATCTGGCGCAATGAAGAGTGAAAGGAGTCGAAGTGGCAAGTAAAGCACATCCGGGTTTTAAAGCAGTACAAGCTAAGATTGCAGCTAAACAAGGCGTATCTAAAAAAGCAGCAGGTGCTATTCTAGCATCAGCTACACGCAAAGCATCAGCATCAGCTAAACGCGCAAATCCTCGACTAAAGAAGGTTGCAGGACGCGGTAAATAATTGTTAGGAGATAACATGGCAGAGAAGATTGAATACCCAAAAATTACGAAAGAAATTATTGAAGGTTTTGCTACTTCCTGTCTTGTTAAGTATTATGACGAAGCATCGCAGTTTGCAGACTTCCACCGTGAATGGTGGGATCTTTGCTGTAGTGACGATAAGTTTGTTGCTATTTGTGCTCCTCGTGGTCATTCTAAGTCCACAACCATTACTATCACATATACACTTGCTGCTGTCTTGTTTAGACAACGTAAGTATGTTCTTATCGTAGCAGATACAGAATCACAGGCTAGTTTATTCTTAGGTCAAATTAAACAGATTCTTTACGACTCAACTGAAATCCACAACTTGTTTGGTTTACAAATGGGTGCAAAAGGTGTTGAGTTTGAGAAAGATACTGAGACTGACATTATTGTTAAGTTCCAAGACCAAACACGTTTCCGTATTGTAGCCAAAGGCGCAGAACAGAAACTACGTGGTATGCTCTGGGATGGTGGTCGTCCAGATCTCATCGTTATTGATGACTTAATGAACGAAGAACTTGTTGCTAACAAAGATCGTCGTGATAAACTACGTCGTTGGGTGTATGGCTCGTTAATTCCTTGTCGTTCTGAGAAAGGTATCATTCGTTTTGTGGGTACTCCCATGAACTTAGATGACCCATTAGAATCGTTAATGCCTAAGGAAAACGCCAAGGCTACTGTTGTAGAGGATCTTAAAATATACTCTACTAAAAAACAAGGCATGTGGCGTTCTGTTAAATACCGAGCACATAACTCTGACTATTCTGCTATACTATGGCCTCAGCGTAAATCAAAACAATTGTTTGAAGAACTACGACATGACTTCCAAGAACAGGGTATCCCTGAAGTATATGCTTGTGAGTACTTGTGTAACCCTGTGGATGATAGTATTCGCTATTTCCGCAAAGGTGACTTTCTTCACATGACTGAAGAAGATCGTAAGAAAAACAAAACATTTTATATTACTGCTGACTTAGCTATTTCTCAACGGGAACGTGCTGACTACACAGCAATAGTTGTAGGAGGTATGGATGCTAATGGGCAACTACATGTTGTTAATGTCATTCGCGAACGACTTTCTGGGGATGAAATTGTCGCTACTCTTTTAGCGTTACAACGAATCTACAATCCACTTGCAGTAGGTATTGAGGATACTCAAATCTCTAAAGCAATTGGTCCTTACTTAAACCGCGCCATGATGGAAGCAGGTAACTACTTAAATGTAGTTATGCTTAAACCCCATCGTCAGGATAAAATGCAACGTGCTAGATCAATCCAAGCACGAATGCGCGCCGGTATGGTAAAGTTCGACAAACAAGCCGATTGGTGGTTGATGTTTGAAGATGAGTGTATGTCCTTTCCTCGTGCAAGACACGATGACTGTGTTGATGCATTGGCTTATCAGGGTATCCTTATTGATTCTATGTCAGAAGGTATGACAGATGAAGAACTAGAGGAAGAAGAATATGAACGTGAATACGCTGAATCAGGTAACTCTGAACAGGGTCGTAGCGAAATAACTGGATATTAATATGAAAATTGATAAGATTCTAAATTCAGTAAATGTTGCAGAAGATCTAGACCAAGATCAACTAATTAAGATTGGTCGCCAAGTCTGTGAGGGTTTTGATACTGATATCAGTTCACGTAAACCTTGGGAAAAAGATCTTGAATCTTGGACTAAACTGGCACTACAGATTGCAGATACTAAAACGTTCCCTTGGACGGGTGCTGCAAACATTAAGTACCCCCTTTTGGCTACTGCTGCTATGCAGTTTGCTGCTCGTGCCTATCCTACATTGGTACCTTCAAATGGTCAGGTCGTTAAATGCAAGGTTGTAGGCTTTGATCCTACAGGCGAGAAGGAAGCACGTGCTCACCGAGTATCTGTTCATATGTCACATCAAGTGATGGATGAGATGGATGGTTGGGAAGAGGACATGGATAAACTACTTATCTCTCTTCCAATTGCAGGTACTTGCTTTAAGAAAACATATTGGGACAGTGCTAAACAAAAGAACTGTTCTAAATTAGTTCTACCTAAGTATCTAGTTGTTAACTACGATACTCGTTGTATTGAAGATGCGGAACGTGTAACTGAAGTTATTTATATTTCACCACGTAAAGTTAAAGAGCGTATGAATCAGGGTGTATTCCTAGATGTTGAACTAGGTGAAGCTTCTGGTACAGATCCTCTAGCTTATGATCGTGTAAACAAAGCATTCCAGATTGGTTCTGGTGATGATAAGACTACACCATATGCATTCTATGAACAACACACTTTCTTAGATTTAGATGATGATGGTTATGCTGAACCATACATTGTAACTGTAGAAGCTGATAGTCAAAAGGTTGTACGCATTGTACCTCGTTTTAATCAAACCGGAGTAATGGTAAATGAAAAAGGTAAGGTCGTATCTATTGAACCTATCCAGTATTATACTAAGTATGATTTCATTCCCAACCCTGATGGCGGTTTTTACAGTATTGGTTTTGGACGCTTACTCGGACCACTCAATGAATCAGCGAACACCATTATTAATCAATTGGTCGATGCCGGTTCTCTCAGTAACCTACAATCAGGTTTCATCGGCAAAGGTCTACGAATCAAAATGGGTGAAGCTAAGTTCTCACCCGGCGAATGGAAAGCAGTCAATGCCACAGGCGATGATATTAAGAAACAAATCTTCCCATTACCAGTACGTGAACCAAGTGCAGTTCTAATGAATCTACTACAGCTACTACTTACTTCTGGTAAGGAACTAGCTTCTGTAGCTGAGATCTTTGTAGGTAAGATGCCGGGTCAAAATACACCAGCAACTACTACAATGGCTACCATTGAACAAGGCATGAAAGTATTTACTGCGGTATACAAACGTATTTATCGTAGTCTTGCTAAAGAGTTCCAAAAGATTTATGTACTAAATCGTGAATACATGAACCCAGAAGAGTATGTTGCTGTACTAGATCAACCAGTACAACAATCAGATTACATGGGTCCAGAGAACGATATCGTACCCGGTGCTGACCCTGCTGCTGTTTCTAATCAAGAAAAGCAAGCTAAGGTACAAGCACTACTACAATTACTACAGTTGGGTACTCTAAACCCAATGGCTGTTACTCAGTTGTATCTAGAAGCATATGAGATTCCTAATGCCGAATCATTTATTATGCAGCCACAACAACCACAACCTGATCCTAAACAACAGGAAATGGAATTAAAGGCACAACTAGAACAACAGAAGGCAGAACGTGAAATGCAGATGTCTAGTGCTAAACTTCAGATGGAAGCCGCAGGTCAAGAACATGAGGCTGCTTTGAAGGAACGAGCACAAGATGCAGACCTACGCATGAAACAACTAGAGGCAGTTTTAAAAGCACGTGCAGCGCAAGCTTCTGTGCAGAAGTAACAACTAACTAACTAACCAGACATTTTCCAGAGAGGAATATATGACAGTTATTACAGCGAGTGATTTCATAGATTGGAAATCTAATCCAGTTACAAAGGCTTTCTTTGAAGCGTGTGACATGAGGATTCAGGATGCAAAAGATAGTCTAGCCATTAGTGCAGGTATTGATAGCAACCAAGATAATCTATTACGCGGGTTTATCCGTGCTTACTATGAGATGCAAGAATTTCGTATTGATGATTTAGAAGGTATGGAGGTAGCAGAATGATTAAGATTCTACTACACCATATTCTTGTAAAACCAGATGATGCAACTGAAGCAGACCAAGACCTAAAACGGGCAAAGGCTGTCGGTATTATTCTGGAACTTGATAAGCGCGAACAAGCTGCTGTCGAATACGGCACTGTGGTTAAAATCGGTCCTACATCATTTACTGACTTAGGGCGTGATCCAACCATTTTGAAAGAAGGTGATCGTATCTCTTTTGCTCGTTATTCGGGTAAAAGTATTAAAGACTCAGATGGTACTGAGTACCTGCTCTTAAATGATCAGGATGTTTTAGTTGTTATTGAATAAAGGAAATAAGCATGGATGAAGTCATTCAATCTGCTCCCGTAGAAGAGCAACAACCGGCAGAAGTAGTACAACAAACAGAAGATCAACAACCACACATTGACTCTGATCCTTATGAATCAGAAGCACGTGAACAAGGTTGGCGACCTAAAGAAGAATTTGAAGGTGATCCAGAAAAATGGCGACCTGCTAAAGAATTCGTAGAGCGTGGTGAACTGTTTGGTAAGATTGATACTCTAGGCAAAGAACTTAAGGAAACTAAGAAAGCCCTTAAGATGTTACAGGAGCATCACTCTAAAGTAAAAGAAACAGAGTTTAAACGTGCAGTAGATGAACTTAAAGCACAGCAAAAGAAACACCTTGAAGAAGGTAATTCAGATGAGTACATTCGTACCACTGAACTTCTAACTGATCTTAAAGCAGAACAAAAAGCACGTGAGGTTATTAGCCAACAACAAACTGAACAGCAAAAAAATCAAGTTGATCCTCGTTTCACTGAGTGGGTAGGTAAAAACTCATGGTATACAAAGGATCAAGATATGCGTCAGTTTGCTGATACGCTAGGTCTAGGCTATGCACAGGCTAATCCCGGTGTTGATCCAGACGTTGTTTTAGAGTATGTTTCTAAACAGGTTAAACAAGCTTTCAAAGACAAATTTGAAAACCCTAACCGCACTAGACCTTCTGCTGTTGAAGGAGCAAGCACTCCATCCACCGCAAAGAAAGATTCGATTGAATTATCAGACGACGAGCGTCGAGTCATGAACACATTTATCCGTCAAGGTGTCATGACAAAAGATGAATATATTGCACAAGTAAAGGCAATGCGAGGTTAATATGACTAAGAATGAAAAGCGTGTAGTACGTAAGCCCCTTCACCAACGTGGTCCACTAACTATTTCTGGGGAAAAAGATTCCAATTTCGTTTATCGTTTTGTAAACGATGTGGGTAGCCGAGTTGATCAACTCAAACAAGCTGGCTACGAAATGGTTACTGATGAAAACCTAGTTGTGGGTGAAGCAAGAGTTTCTGATGCAGGTCAACATGGCTCTGCTAAACGAGTCGTTAGCAAAGACGGCACAGTATCTTATCTAATGCGCCAAAAGAAAGAATGGTTTGAGGAAGATAAAGCTGCTAAACGTGAACGTAACGACGAAATCACAAACCAAATCAAAAGTAAAGCTGCTGATGGTATGTACGGTTCAATTAAAATGAGTCGAGATACATAAGCAGTTTCTCCAATTTCTGAAAGGAAACAAAAACAATGGCTACAACTTTTCTAAGCCGTCCCGGCTTTAAGCCAACTAAGCACCTAACTGGTGCCCCTTACAATGGTCAAGCTAACATTTATTATGTTGGTGCCGCTGTAACTCTAGTCCCCGGTGACGTTGTCATTCTAGACGCTGCTAACGGTAACGCTGCTGGCGTTATGGCTGTTACTATCGGTACTGCTACTTCAGCACCTGTCGGTGTTGTTGTTGGTACCATCAACAGCAAGCTAGATCCACTAACCGGCAAAATGACCAATGGTTCTATCGCTCTAGATACTCCACAAACCGCTGGTCAGAATGCTTATGTTCTAGTAGCTGACGCTCCTGATCTAGTATTCCAAACCGAAATTGCTACATACGCAATTGCTAACATCGGTAAGAACCACGAACTAGTTCCAACTACTTATAACACCACAACTGGTAACTCAAACATGAAAGTTATCTACAATGGTGGCGATCAGACTGATCCTTGGAAACTACTAGGTGCCGAACAGATGAATGACGCAGTCTCAGGTGGCGGTTACGCTCGTCCTGCTGACGGTGATTCAAACGTCAAGGTATTCGTAATGGCTAACACTCACCAGTATCGTGATGCTGGCGGTACAGCTTCAGTTTAATAGGAAGGATTAAATAATGTCTGGTATTATCACTAGTTCAAGTTTTGCGAAACTACTATGGCCCGGTCTAAACTCAATCTACGGTAAAGAGTATAACGACTATCCAGTAGAATGGGAACAGCTATTTGAGAAGAACACATCTGATCGTGCATACGAAGAAGATCTAGGTCTTTCAAGCTTTGGTCTAGCCCGTACTAAGTCTGAAGGTGCTGGTATTGAATACGATACCGAACGTCAAGGCTTCACCTCACGCTATAACCATGTCGTATACGCTCTAGGTTTCATCGTTACTCGTGAAATCTACGAAGATGACCAATACGGTAAGGTTGGTGCTCAGAAGGCTAAGGCTCTAGCTCGTTCAATGCGTCAAACCAAAGAAATCAACGGTGCTAACATTTTCAATTACGCTTTCGATTCATCATATGCTGGTGGCGATGGTAAGGAAATGATTGCTACTGACCATCCAAACGTTTCAGGCGGTACATGGTCAAACGAACTAACAGTTGCATCTGATCTATCAGAAGCTGCTCTAGAGCAAGCTGTTATTGACATTGCTGGTTTCCGTGATGATCGTGGTCTACTAATCGCTGCCAAGCCACAAAAGCTTGTTATCCCTTATCAGCAGCAGTTTGAAGCCCATCGTATCCTTGGTGCTAACGGTCGTGTAGGTACTGATCTAAACGATCCTAACGCAATCAAAGATATGAGCATCTTCAAGGATGTCGTAGTTAACCACTACTTCACCGATCCAGATGCATGGTTCGTTCTAACTGATGTTAAGGACAGCCTCAAGTACTTTGAGCGTCGTGCTGATCAATTTGAAATGGACAACGACTTCGACACCGAGAACGCTAAGTTCAAGGCTACTGCTCGTTACTCATTCGGCTGGTCTGACCCACGTGGTGTTTACGGCTCACAAGGCGTTTAATTAACTAGGGGAGGGAGAACAAGTATCTCTCCCCTCCTTCTAGGAGAAATTTATGCCACAAGGTAATGTTGGTCCACAGGGCGTAACAGTACTTAATCGTCCAGCTATTGCTTCGCTAACTAAGGTTATCAAGATTAATACAACTGACGCAACTGCATTTACTGCTTTTGCTCTACCTAAGTTTGCTGTTATTGCTGGTGTTTATGTTATTGGTACTGCTGATTCAACCGACACAGGTACTGCTACTATTACTGTAGGCGTTGGTGCTGGCACTGAAATCCTAAACGCATATGACGTTAAGGGTTCAGGTCAGGGCTACCACGTTGCAGGTGATGCTGCTGGTTCCTATGTTGGTACACAGCTAACTGCTGACACACAATTCAAAGCTAGCTACACTGGTCAGAACGCTGACTCAGCCGCTGCTAGTTGGTTAGTTAAGGTGGAATACTACATTCCATCAGTAGGTCAAACCTACTAAGTTATACCCATAGGGGGAGTCTATTGTAAGTAATTGCAGTATTCTCTCCCTATTTTTATTTTTATTGTTCGGTTCTTAATGTGCACCGTACTTGGTGAAAGGAAAAAATTATGTCAATGAATGCATGGATTAAATCAGGTAAAGTTTACGAACTAACTCCTGCTGCTGGTATTACTACTGCAACCCCAACATACGGTACTCCCGTATATAAAGATTCCCCTTACGCTTCTTTTCAAGGTATTGAAACTGGCGATGGCGCAGTAACTGCGACTGTCATTATTCAAGCCTCAAACGATGAAGCTACTTACAAAGGCAATGCCTCTAACTGGATTACTATTGCTACTATTTCACTAAGCGACACTGATAGTGCTACAGATGGTTTCACAACTGTTGCTCCTTGGAAATATGTTCGTGCAGGTGTTACAGCTATTTCAGGTACTGATGCTACAGTTAAAGTTCTAATGGGTGTATAAATGTCTGTCACCACAGAATACGTGTATGGTTCATACCCTGAATCTACACTACCTTATTTAGATGACTACGGTATTACTGATACTAAATATGGCGTAGTTGTTGATCCCTATTCACCTACCTTTGCATTTCTTCTTTTAGAAGATGGTTACAAGTTATTGCAAGAGGATAGTAGTGAGATTCTACTTTAATAAGGAGTTGCTATGACAGCACCCACAAACGTAACATTTACTACAGGCACTACCATTACTAGTGAGTGGTTAAATGGTGTTAATGATACCATTAATGACAGCACTCAAAATATTACAGGTGCTATTGCTCGTACAATACCAGATAAACTTTCTGACACTATTAATGTCAAAGATTTTGGTGCAGTTGGAGATGGTGTCACGGATGATACGGCTGCTATTCGTGCCGCATGTTCTTATCTTCAATCTAATGGTGGTGGTCAATTAAACTTTGAATGTAAAACATATTTAGTATATTCCGATACCAATGACACAAATTATCTTGGAAATTTTAATAGTTTAAATGGAATTAATTTTAATGGTAATGGAGCCACATTTTTAATTACAAGAAACTTTAGTTCTAATCAATTAATTTGGATGTTTCAAACACAAGCATGTGTTAATGTTGAATTTTCTAATTTTACTATTGAATCAACTGGAACAAGAACTTCTATTTATACAGATGGCGTAGGTTTTTTTAAAGATATTCTTGGAAGTTACAATTTTAAATTTTCAAATATCAAAACATATAGCCTTAGCCAAAGTATTGCATTTAAACCAGAAGGAGTTGGTAATCCTTCAACAAATGTAAACATAGAAAATATGTATGCAGAAAATACAGGTTATCCATTTTTCTGTGATACAAATGGTTATAATGTAAAAGCACAATATACCACTCAAAGTTGTGGTCGTGGATATTTTTGTTATAATCCTCAAGACCATGATGTTCAGTTAGTTTCTGATAATAGTCAAGCATTAAGCGATGTTTTATTATATGCTTCTAGTGGTGGAATTTGTCGCAATTTAAAATTAAATTATACTGGTAATACAACAGATGCTTTAGCTGGCACTCGGTATGCTGTCAGTTTGTATTTTAGAGATGAAATCGCTGCAACCATTGAAAATATTGATTTTAATATTAAAGTATTACGTACAGGATTAAATACACCTCACACATCTGCTCTCAATGTTAATAAATTAACTCAGGCTGGAGCACAAGATACCGTTGTTCGTGGACATAAGTTAATTAATTTTAAATGTTCTGGTTATATGGATACATCAGGAAATCCAATTGGTTTTCTTTCTCAGTATTTTGATGGCGAAACAGTTAAAACAATTGCATTTGAAAATCTATGGTTAGGAAATGCTCAATCTACATTTAGATTTGATGGTGTACAAGATGTTGCTGTATTAAAAGATGTTTATTCTGGTGCTTTGATGAACATTTATGGTAGTGCAAATACTGGTAAAGTTATGTGCGTTGGAGTTGATGCCAATTGTTTAACTTCTGATGCTACAGAAGCAAGTTATGTTGATTATTATTCCTGTAATATTCGATTGGCTTCACCGGACAGTTCTAAACAATCAACTATTAATAAAAACTTTTATTCTACAAAGTTAAGTTCTAATTATGTTACTAAATTAATTGGATCGCCAAACGCTTTATCTTTTGCTGCGGCAGCTTTTAATTCTAATCAAAGTTATGGAAGTACGTTTGTTTCATCTGGAGCAACTACAACATTACTAGATATGTCAACTATTCTTACAGACAATTCAATTGGTCAAATTGCTTTTGTTGCTGTGACTAATAATATAGCAAGTGCTTTGTGTGCTGTAACTAGAATGGGATCAACTTATGCGGTATCTGCTCCATTAAATGCAACAACCGCTGGTACTTGTTCTTTTTCTATGTCTGGTAGCAATTTGCAAATAACAAATAGTACGGGCAGTGGGGCTACATTTTATCACAGACAAGTAAGAATTTTAGATAACATTGCTTATTAATTAAGGAGAAATAAATTGTCAGATAAAAAAATCTCACAATTAACAGCGGCAACTACACCGTTAGCCGGAACTGAAGTATTACCTATTGTACAAAGTGGTGTTACTAAACAAGTATCAGTAAATAATCTTACAGCAGGACGAGATGTTAGCGCAAAAAGTTTATCATTAACCACAACACCATTATCAATTGCAAGTGGTGGTTCAAATGCTACTACATACACAGCACCAGATGGTTATGCAAACTCTGGCATTCTTTATTATGATGGTTCTAAATTTTCTACAGATCCAACATTAAATAATTTTTGCTATAGTCCAACATATTCACAATTAAGTGTTAAAAACTTATATGTTGAAAATTCTTTATTTACCTCTGGTAATGTGGGTGTTTCAACTTCAGTAAGTACTTGGAATGTTAATACAAAAGCACTAGAACTACCTTCTGGAAGTCTCAATTCATATCTTACAAGTCAATTATACCAAAATCAAAATGCATATACAAATGCTTCTTTGGTTTGGACATATAAAAATACTGGATATGCATCACAATATATACAGTATAATGGTATACATCAATGGAATACTGCACCATCAGGTACAACTGGTGATCCTATTTCCTTTACTACTGGAATGACATTAGATGCTTCTAATAATCTAACTGTAAATGCTGGTAACTTAATTATCGGCACATCCGGCAAAGGCATTGACTTTAGTGCTACTGCTAGTGGTAGTGGCACAATGACTTCAGAGTTGCTTGCTGACTATGAAGAAGGTACTTGGACTCCTACGTTGACTTCAAGTGGAGCCACATTTAGTTATGGTGCTCAATATGGTAGTTATACAAAAATAGGTCGTCAAGTTACAGCAACATTTCGATTTTATGTGTCTGCATCTGGAACTTTAACTAATTATGTTACCATTTCTGATTTACCATTTGTACCAAGTTCTACATATGGTATGACATACGGTGGTTATGTTATTTTTTCAAATACAACAATTACTCCCTTAATTCAAATTTCTCCTAGTGATGCAAATGCGTACTTAACTGTTGAAGGGACTGGTGCTGATGCAACCCCATCTTCTCTTGGTATGAGTGGAGTTAATAAATGGCTCAATGGTGTTATTACTTATTTTGTATAAGGAACAAATATGTCTTTAACTAAAGTTCCATATTCGATGATTAGTGGTGAAGTGATCAACGTATTTGATTACATGACCCCTATTCAAATTGCAGCAACAGCAGATCCAAATAATACAACAGATGTAACACAAGCTATTCAAGATGCAATGGCTGCTTGTAAAAGTGATACGCCCGGTGTTGGTAATACTTTGTTTTTTCCAGCAGGTACGTTTTGTTTCAGTGAGTTAGTTGCCGGGTTTGGATTATATACCAACCAAACAATTCGTATTCTTGGTTCTGGTATGCAAAAAACTGTGCTTAAGAATTTAAGTGCAACAGGTGCTGGTTTACGAGTTGCTGGTGGTACTTGCACTACCATTTCAGATTTGACTATTGATATGAATGGTAGTTCTGGTGTTGGTTTTTATCAACCCGGACAATACTCTGTAACTAAAAATATTGAAATTCGCAATCAAGACGTTACTAGTTCAGAGTATTCATTTATTGTTAACGGTTCTTCCGTAGCAACTATTGAAAATGTATTTTTAAGCAATGTTGCAAATGGCATTAAAATTGGGCCAATACCAACAAACTATGTAACCATTAATCATGTAATTGTAGGTGTTACAAGTGGCGTTGCTGTAAATTGTGAGGTTGGTTCAAACATTAGATTTAAAGGTTTGGCTATTGAACCAGATGACACCGTTTCAGCAACACATAATCGATTTATTGTTGTTGACACTTGTTATCAAATGGATTTTCAAGATGTAACTATTGAAGATGGTTACAACTCTGTATTAAGTCCGGGTGAATATTTTTTAATTCAAGATTCATTTAATGTGAATTTTGATAATTGTCGTATTAATCATCATGGTTCAGAAGGGCGTGCTTGGTTTGGAATTGGAACAAACAATCAAGGTGTTTCAATTACAAATAGTTTGTTTATTGACAACGATATAACTCTCAGCCCAACATATTGGATTAGTCAAAGCGGTGCTACTGCTTCTTACGGTATTACCGTAAAAAATATTACAACTTCTTGTGATTCACTTTATAGTATTCAAACACAATCAAATTGTGGTGATGTAGTTGTTGAAAACTGGATTGATACTGATGCTATTGGTTATATTTCTTTAGGTAGTTTAAACAATAAAGTAGTCAACACAACAAGCAACGTAATTCTTGATAATGCAAATACTAGCAACGTAATTTCTGGCGTATCTGGTACAGTAACTGGTACTGCTGTTAGTTCCAATGTATTTGTAAATTTAGACAAACTTAAAGTTACATCATCTATTGTAGGACCAAGCGCAGATGATACGCAATATCTAGGTTTTACAGCATTGCGTTGGAAAGCCGTGTACGCAGTTAACGGCACAATTCAAACCTCTGATGAACGTGAAAAAACTGAAATTGCAGAATTGTCAGAAACAGAAAAAGCTGTTGCTACAAAATTAAAAGGACTTATTCGTAAGTTTAAGTTTAAAGCCGCAGTTGAAGAAAAGGGCAACAATGCTCGTATTCATACAGGTGTAATTGCTCAAGATGTAAAAGCTGCCTTTGAATCTGAAGGTCTTGATCCATATCAATATGGTGTATTTTGCTATGATGAGTGGGAGCCTGTTTACGAAGAAAAGTACGAAAATGTTATTACTGAAAACGGAACTGTTGAAAAGGTATTAACTGGTGAAAAAGTACTTGTCAAAGAAAGCGGCAATCGTTTTGGTGTTCGGTATGATGAACTAGTAGCATTTATTATTGCAGCACTTTAATAACAGGTCGGATGACCTATTTGGAAACAAAGGAAATATTATGCTAGAAAAAATTGAAGTAGTAGATCTTGTTGAGGCTCTTGAAAACGGATATGTTCAAGTACGTACTAAAACTTCTATTCGTGAAGATGGTGTAGAAATTAGCGGCAAGTTTCATCGTCACGTTGTAGCACCCGGTCAAGATTATTCACAAGAAGATCCACGTGTACAAGCAATTTGCGCTGCTGTTCAAACACCAGAAGTAATTGCTGCTTATCAAGCTGCTCAAGAGGCTGCTAAACAACAAGTAGCTGAGTAATAGTCATGGATCACAATGATCTTTACTACATACCCGGATCGTGGAATGTCATTTGTGATAGTTGTGGTCGAAAGATTAAAGCCAGCGAAGCAAAACAACGATGGGATGGTTTGATTGTTTGCCCTGAAGATTTTGAGATGCGTCAACCCCAAGACTTTGTTAAGGCTAGAGCAGACAAGATTACTGTCCCATTTACTCGCCCACGACCAACTGATGTATATGTATTTAGTTGTTCTTTACTTACATCTAGTGGTGTTGCTGATGTTGGTGTAGCAGATTGTGCACAGGCTGATAATAGTGCGTATTATAATCAATTCATTTATGATTTAACATACAACTATCCAGACTGGCAAAAACAATACTGTACTCCAACAACACGTACTGCAATTGCTGGTATTGGTTATGCTGGTTGTATGACTGCTGGCTATAATTTACAAGGATATCAAATATAATGGCTAACACTACATTCGTCGATTCACAGACACCAGTTGTAGCCTCGTGGCTTAATGATGTAAATGATTTTGTTTACTCATACATTCCACCTAGTGGTTCACGACCACAAGGACAGGTAACTGCTACAGCAGGTCAGACAATCTTCACGGTTCCGTTTACTTATACTACTGGTACTAACATGCTTAATGTTTGTATCAACGGCATTCGTCAAATCTTAGGTTCAAGCTATAACGAAACTAATCAAACAACTGTGACTTTTACAGAAGCAGTTCCTGTTAATGCTGTTGTTCAATTCTACGTTTAAGGAGATACTATGACTACTTCAGGTACATATGACTTCTCCATTAATCGTGATCAACTAATCACAGGTGCACTGCGTCTTGCTGGTGTTATTGCACAGGGAGAAACTCCTAGTGCATCACAGGTAAGCGATGCTGCTACTACACTTAATATGATGGTTAAAGCATGGATGGCAGATGGTATGCCACTCTGGGCTATTCGTACTGTTACTATTACACCAGTAGCAAATCAAAACACATACACATACGATACACCAAAACTACTTAAACCATTACAAGCATGGAATCGTCAGACTTCTAGTCAAGTAGATATTCCAATGCGAATGATCTCTCGTCAAGAGTACAACATTCTAGGTAACAAAAGTACTACTGGTAATCCAATTCAGTTGTTCTTTAATCCAAATCTAAGTACAACTGAAATCAAACTATTCCCTACACCGGACAGCACTGCTGCTGCTCAAAATGTAATCTACATTGTAGCACAAGTTCCTTATCAGGATTTTGATTCTGCTACAGATACTCCAGACTTTCCACAAGAATGGTATGAAGCTATCAAGTATGGTCTAGCAGTACGTTTAGCTGGTGAATATAATATTGATATTGAAACTCGTCGTACTCTAGTTGCAGAAGCTACAGCAATTAAGAACGAAGCACTAAGCTTTGGTACAGAAGAGAATTCACTGTACTTCCAACGGGATTGGAGATCATGGTGATGCATCAAGAATGTCCAAGCGATGAACATATTGGTGCTCTATATAATAAGATTCACGAGATTGATAAACGGGTTACTCTAGTAGAACAATCACTAGAAGAACTGACAGAGATTAAATCTGATGTCCATGCAATTAAACAAATCCTTGAACAAGGTCGTGGCATGTTTAAAACAGCACAGTTTATTGTATGGGTCATTGGACCTATTCTTGGTTTTATTTATTGGGTTAAGAATCACGTAACACTTTAAGGAGGCTCTTGTGGCTACTGCACAACCTAACGCTTTAAAATCTTTGCGAGTGCCATTAGTCGGCGGTTTCTTAAATCGTAATGGTGAGGCTAACACAGACCAACGTTTTATTAACTGTTATCCTGAATCTGTTAAAGCACCAATTAGTGATCAAAAGAAAATATACTTAGTACAACGTCCCGGTATTACACCTATTGCTACTATTGATACTGTCAATGAAGCACGTGGTCTTAAGTATTGGAATAATAACTACTACACTGTATATGGTAACAAACTAAAGAAAACAACAAGTGGTGGTGTTACTACAGATTTAAAAACACTAACAACATCTACTGGTGAATGTGCATTTGAACTTGGTACTGTACCTGAAGGTAACGTTCTTTGTTTAGCTGATGGTGAATATGTTTATGTTATCGAAGCTGATGATACTGTAACACAAGTACCTCTTGTTCTTGATGATTGGGAAGCTAGTACAGCATATGTTGCTGGTGATCGTATTAAACCAACAACAGCAACTGGTTATTACTATCAAGCATTAGATGCTGGTACGTCAGATAGCACAGAACCAACATGGCCTATTTTCATTGGTGAAACTGTTGTTGATAATGACATTACTTGGGAAGCTAAAGGTTATCTAAACGATGCTGGTGCTTGGCAAGCAAGTTATGATTATCAAATTGGACAGCAAATCTCTGTAACAGTTGGTGGTACAGCATATCTATTTGGTATTTCTGTAGCTGGTCAGTCTGGTGGTTCTGAACCTGATTGGTCTATTACTACAGGACAAAGCACAACAGATAATGAAGTTGTTTGGACATGTCTAGGACCATTCCTTGACGATGCTCCACCTAAGTATCATAAACCTAGCTTTGCATTTATGGATGGGTATCTATTCCTTATCCTAAAGAAAGCTGATGGTTCAGATTCTGCTGATATCTACAACTGTGATGTGGATAATCCATACTCATGGAATCCAGTAAACTTTATTGTTGCAGAACAGTTCCCTGACAACCTACAAGCACTTGCTCGTCAGAACAACATGCTAGTGGCTTTCGGTGATACTAGTACAGAGTTCTTCTATGATGCAGGGAATGCCTCAGGAACACCCCTAGCGCGCAACACAAGCTACACATTACAAGTAGGTATAGCTGCCCCTTACGCCTTATATCAAAATGAGAAGTTCTGTTTGTTCATTGGACAATCACAGTCAGGTGGTCGTGCAGTTTGGATGCTTGATGGTTTCGTACCTAAAAAAGTATCAGACGAATATATTGAACGTATTATTGATACACTAACACACGATGAGATTATGAATGTATCTGGCTTTGGTCTACGTACCAATGGTCATTTATTTTACACAATCTATTTACCAGACTTTGCTCTTGTATATGATTTAGAAGAACGTATGTGGTGGGAATCTACTGCTGTTGATGTTCTACAAATGACAGACGATGATTCAGGTAAAGCAATCATTCAAAGTAAAACAACAGGTAAGATTTACTATGTAGATCCTAGTGTTGGTACAGACGATGGTACTCCTATTGAAATGCAAGCTTATACTTTGAAATATGACTTTGACAGTATGAACTTAAAATCAATGCAGGGGATTCACGTAGTTTGTGATCAGGTTGGTACTAATACCACAATGCAATTACGATGGAGTGATGATGATTACCGTACATGGTCAGATTGGCGAACTCTTAACTTTAATCCACGTGCATACTTTTCTAATCTGGGTTCTTTTAGACGCAGGGCGTTCAATCTTAAATACTCAGGTGGTTTACCTGCAAGATTTGAGGCGTTTGAGTTTGACGTAAGACTCTGGAAGGCTTAACATGGCTTTACGAAATAACTTTGTACTACCACCACCGCCTAATCCTGACGAAGATATTAATGGGTACTCATGGCGAGATTGGTTTCGTCAGCTACGTGATTATATTGTAAACAAAGGTACAATCCTGTGGAGTCAAATTGATTTCACAGGATCTAACATTACTGATATTCTTACTCGTAGACATAACGATCTACAAGTAATACAAGGTGGTGCTTCTAATCAATATTATCATCTAACTAGTCCTGAATATACAGGTACAGGTAGTGGAGTATTTGTACGTAAAACTAATCCTACACTAGAATCACCTAATACAGACAATGTAGATTTTAGTACTTCTAGTGGATCTCCTACATATGCTGAAGGTCGTGTGTTTTATGATAATGTAAATAAAGCATTAGCATATTACAACGATGCAAGTGATGTTACTGTACAGGTAGGACAAGAGAATATTGTTCGTGTATATAACAATACTGGTAGCACTATTCTTAATGGTCAAGTCTGTTATATCAATGGTGCATCAGGTGCTTTCCCTACAGTAGCATTAGCCAAAGCAGATTCAAGCACTACTAGTCAAGCAACACTTGGTATTTGTACAGCAGATATTGATACTGGTGGTTATGGTTATATTACTACTGATGGTATTGTGCATGATATAAATACTAATGGTATGACAGCAGGTGCTACAGTATATCTCTCTGCTGCAACTGCTGGTGCGTATACTACAACTGCTCCACTACAACCAAGCTATGCTATTGTAGTTGGTTATGTGACAGAAGTAAGTGCAACCACTGGTGCTATATATGTACAGATTGATAGACTACCTTGGTTTCCAAATGGTGAGATTCGTCTAACTGCTGCATCCACAGCATTACCTACAACACCCACAATATTTACATCACCTTCTGTAGTAACAGAACAGGGTATGAGTTATGATAATGCTACAGGTGTTCTTACTATCAATGTAAGTGGTTCGTATGCTTTATCACATACATTTAACTGTTCTCCTTCGGCTGCTAATAAGAAAGTATATTTCTATGTAGAGGAATCTACAGATGGTGGTAGCACTTGGGTGATTGCTAGATATAGTGCAAGACAATTAGAACTTATTAATGGTACAGAAACACAACTTACTATTGTAGGTTCTAGATATTATGCTATGGGTACAAAGATTAGATACTATCTTTGGGGTGATGCAACTGTGACATTAAAGACTACAGATCTACCGGGTACTACCGCAGGTACTGTAACACTTCCAGCATATCGTCTAACTTTGGCTGGTTGACAATGTTGTATAAATCTGGTACAATACTCATATATACTTTGAAAGATAAATATGATTGAAGAACTAATTGCCAAAGTGTTTGTGGCACGTAACAATACACACATAGCACACTGGAAAACAAAGTCTTACGCAGAGCATGTTGCACTAGGTGATTTTTACGATGAGACTATTGACATCTTAGATAATCTTATTGAATGTTATCAAGGTAACTTTGGTCTTATTAAGGACATTCCTCTTGAAGAAGCACATCATAATGGTTGTGTTAAATGTCTAAGTGATCATGTAGCATGGATTGCTAAGAACCGTAGTAAGATTGCACGTAATGTTGCAGCACTAGAAAATATCGTAGACGAACTAACAAGTTTATATTTAAAGACTTTGTATAAACTAGAAAACCTATCCTAAGAGGATTACATGTATACTATTCGCCAAGCACATATTAATGATGTACCTGTTCTTGCCATGATGGGTGAGAAGTTTTATCAGTATTCTGCATTTAAGAACTATGTTCCTTATGATGTAGAATCTGCTGCAAGTAAACTAGCACAGTTATTACTGTCTGGTTTTTTGTACGTAGCAGAACATGACGAGGATGGAATTATTGCAGGACTAGCAGGAACTATGACTACTGTGTGGTTTAACAATGGTCTTCCTGTTGCATCAGAGATGGCTTGGTGGGTAGAAGAAAAACATCGTAAGAGTCCGGTAGGAATTCGGTTATATAAAGCATTTGAAAATTGGGCTTTAGAGCGTGGTGTGACAACACTTATTATGTCTGATCTAGTTATTGAAGATCAAGCACCCGCAGATAAGTTATTTAAAAAGATGGGCTACTCCGTTGTTGAGAGAGCACATATTAAGAAAGGGTAAATAATGGCTGCTGCAACTTTAACAACCATTGCTATTGGTGCTGCTATTGGTGCCGGTGTCGGTGCTGTTGCTACGTATGCTTCTGGTGGTAGAGGTGATGCGCTTTGGAAAGGTGCATTAGTCGGTGCTGTATCTGGCGCAGTTACTGGTGGTGTTGGTTCTTGGGCTGGTAGTGCTGGTGGTTTAGCATTAAGTTCTACTGCCGCAGGTGCTCTTGGTGGTGCAGCGGGTGGTGTTACTGCTGGCGCACTAGGTACTGCACTAAGCGGTGGTACCGGACAAGATTACCTTAAGAACATTTTAACAGGTGGTGTAACAGGTACTGCATTGGGTGCTGCTGGTGGTTATCTACAGAGTGGTACAGAAGCTGGTGTTAATCCAGTAACCGGTGAAGCTGCTCCAACAGGATCACCAACAATTACAGCAGATCCAAATGCACCTTCTGGTTTAACTACTGGCGATGCTGCTTCTAGTGTACAACAATCTATTAGTGGTCCTACAGCATCAACAACTTCAGGATTAAATATTGATCCAAATGCAGGTACTGTTTCCAATGCTGGTCAAACAACTACCTATAACATGACAGGTCAAACGTTTCCAACAGAATCTGCAACTGCTCCTTGGGCTAATACATATGCAGCAAATGCCGATGCCGTTGCCAAAGATTTAACATCTTTACAAGGTGGTGGTTTAAATATTAATCCAGATACTGGCACTGTTAGTGATGGTGGTTTATCAACAACTTATAATAAAGTTGGCACATATCCCACTGAATCGGTCGATTCTCAAAATTTTAAAAATTGGGAAGAGATGACAAATAAAACAGCAGCGGATTTATACAAAACACAATCAACACCAACTGTGGCACCAACTACAACTGGAACAGGAACTAAAATGGGTCTTGAAGATTATCTAAAAATGCAAGGTAAGGCACAGCTAATGGGTGGTGGTATTAAAGCCCTAGGTGCTCTTGCTACTGCACCAGAAACACAACAAAACAAACAGGCATTGATGGATCTTTATAATCAACAACAAGATCAAAATCAATACTATCAGAATCTAATGCGTGGTACTTATGAAAACCCACAAGGTTATCTAGGTTCACCTGAAGCGGCTGCCACACGTAGTGCTGCTCTACAAAAGATTCTTGCTGCTAATGCTGCCGCTGGTCGTCGTACCGCTGGTAGTGCTGCTTACAATCAGTTAATGATGAATCAGCTACAAAACCTAGGTGCCTATCGTCAAGGTATGCCTCGTCCATCTTATGGTACTGCACTACAGACACTACAGGGTGCACAACAATATAGCCCAACTGCGGATATCTTTGGTGGTCTAGCTTCTATGGCTACCCCACTATCACTCTATTCCCTATACGCATAATAGGAGGTTAATATGCAACCATTAACCAACTATCGTATGGGTACTGGTCTTGCTGCTACTATTATGGGTCAGCAAGCAGGATTAGAAGCAGAGTCGCAGGGTCTTGCAAACCTAATGAAAGGTATGCAAATGCCAGCAGAAGCCCTTAAAGGGCAAGAAGCTGCAATGCTTATGCAAGATCCTAACTATCTACAACAAAAGACTGCTAATACTCTTATTGAATTAAGTAACCAATATCAAGCTAGTGATTTTCAACAAACACTAAATGCTGCTAATCGTGTAAAGATTCAACTTGATGCTGCTGCGGGTGATCCTAACAAAGAACGTCAAATTGTAATGCAAGCTTTAAGTGCATTGAAGATGGACCCTAATTCTGAGTTTGGTCAGTATGCTATGCGCGATCCACGTGGTGCTCTTGATAAGTTTATTCAGGGTACTGAAGTAGCTATGACTCGTAGTGCTAAACAAATTGGTGCAGAGAAGATTCAAGGTATGCAGGATACTGCTGCTATGGAACGTACTTTACTCAAAGAAAAGGGTGATACTGCACGTGCTGGTATGTCCGCTGGTGTACAAGCTGCTGCTGCAAACAAAGCATTAACTGGTCAAATGATTCAGTACTCAAATCAGTTACGCCAAGAGTTAGACAATCTTAATACAAATCTACGTCAATTGGAAACTAAAGAATTAGACAATGCTATTATGCAAGATCTAATTAAACGTGGCAATAAAAATCCAAGTACAGCAGATGTAGAAAAAGCTAAGTCTGGATTTAAATCTGCACTAGAAGATCGTAAGAAACTTGTTGAAGATGATTTAACTACTGTGCGTGGTTCTGTTGGTAAACAACTAGGATTAAAATCTACCACAGGTACAGGCGGTGGCAACTATGATTACGTTCCCGGTCAAGGATTAGTTCAGCGTTAATTATTTTTAGGAGGCTTTATGCCAGTTGTAAATATTCCAAATGTGGGGAGTGTTACCTTTCCAGATACGATGTCCCCAGAGGATATTACAAAAGCTATTGAAAATGATATTTTAAAAACTCCTAAAACTGTTTCTCCTAAAATACCAACACCTGAAGTTTCTACTGGTGAAGCTGTGGGTGCTGGTTTCTTAGGATCTGCTTTGGGTTTAAGTCGTTTCTTTGGTGGTGATGTAGCAGAGTCACAAACTAAAGCACGACAAGCAGAAGAAATAGCTTCTGAACAACACCCTATTGCTACTGGTGCTGGTAAACTAATTCCTAGTGTTATTGCTGCTGCTCCCGGTATGGTAGCCGCTGCACCACTTACTGCTGGTATGGGTGTACTTGGTACTATGGGTGTTGAAACAGCACTTGGTGGTGTACCTGTTGGCGGTGGTATGGGTGCAGAACAGTATCAACGTGTTCTTGATGCAACTGGTAATAAAGATCTTGCTCTTAAATCTGCAATGACTACTGGTGCTATGGGAGCAATTGGTGTTGGTGCACCCGCTTCTTTGGGTGGCGGTATTCTTAAACGTATGGCAGGTGGTGCAGCTATTAATGTACCATTGTCTGAAGCTGAAATTGCTGCACAAAATAAACTACTTCAAGATTACCCAACACTACAACAAGAACAATTTGATCCTACAAATATGGGATTACAAGCTGGTCTTGGTGCAGTCTTTGGTGCACTTGGTCCTCGTCGTTTAGGTAATAAACCAGCAGTTGAAACTAAAGGCAAGTTAGAAAGTACACCAGAATCTCTACGTATGGAAGAGAATGAGCGTACTTTTATTGAAGATCAGATTAAACATTTTGAGTTTCAACGTGATCGTGCACAAGCGCGACTTATGGAAATTGATAAACAACGTGTTGATGGTGAAGTTCCTACTGAAGTTTTAGACGAACAATTAAAACTTGAGTCTGAACTATCTCGCGCTGAAGAAAAACTAGCTGCTCTTAATGCAGCACCCGGTGCTAAGATTGCGCCAAGTGTTCGTGAAACAGGAGAACCATCTGGTAGAGTAGCTGGTGAAACACCCGCTAAAACTGACGCAGAGGGGTCTAGAATCGACGAACAACCTACTGGTGATACCTTACCTCGTTCTGACTTTGATGAGCGCGTAGAAGGGGTTAATCCAGAATCTGATGTTCCACCGCATTTGCAGTTAATGGATCGTGAGATTGATGGTATTCCTGACAATAAGATTATTCAACCAGAACCACGTTCATATTGGGAAGATCATCTTGACGGTTTAAATTCTAAAGTTGCAGATGATACTGAAGTATTAGAAGGTATTAATGAGCGTATTGCACAGCATGAAGAAAGCGGTTCTACTAGTCCGTACTTAGATGATCTATACGCACAACGTGAGCGTGTTGAAAATCGTATGAACGATTGGCATAATCGTATTTCAGACACTGAAAAGCTAATTGCCAATGAAAAGAAAACAGCAGTTATCCCACAAGAAAACCAAACTGTTCTAGCTAATCGTGCAATTAATGAAATACTAGCTGATAAGAACATTTCTGCTGAAGATAAACCAGCAGCTATTGCTTCTCGTGTTGCTGCTATTTATGCTAATAATGAGGGTGGTATTCATTTTGTTGGTTTAAAATCTAATAAAGATTTAATCACATCTACATTAGATACACTACACAAAATCACTAGTCAAAAAGATAAGATTGTTGTTATTCAAACACCTAATGTATCTAAAGGTAGTTTTCATGCAGTAGGTAATACTGCTGTTATGTTTGTATCTGATGTTCGTAGATCTGCGTTTGACTCTGTTAAACGTATGTTTAGACCTGAAGATGTAACACGTGCAGCTTTAGTACATAACATTGGACATGAGTATGGTCATTTTTATATGACTAAACTCGTACAAGCTTATGGTACAGATAGTTCTGCTATTCGTCGTTTAATGATAGAGTTTGATAAGTATAAAGGTATTGGTGGTGTAGAACGTTTACGTACTATTTCATCTATGCCATTACCAGAAAAGCTAGAAGGTGAAAACTTTGTACGCAAAGCTGGATACTACGATGATTTTCCTGAGTACTTTGCTGAGGCATTTAACCGTGCTATCAACTCTGGTAAGCTACCTGACAATCCATTTTTACGTGAAATGTACACAGGTCTACGTAAGATTACAGATGCTATCTATGAAAAACTACGTGGCATGGGTATCCTTGTTAGCAAACAAGATTACACAACACAAGCTATTAATGATATTTTAACTAGCAATGTTGAGTTTATGTCTGTTGCTGCTAGACATATGGATGCACAAAGTATTAAGTCTCAAATAGACCATCGTTTAAATGAGAATCAACGTGCTCAAATAAATAACATAAACCTAGAACAAGCACAGCGTCAGGTACACGATTACTTTAAAACTAAAACTGATAAAGATTTTGTTCCGGTTGACACGAATAAAGTAGTTGAAGAACAAAAAGCAACTGAAGATCCTAGCTGGTTAGCTACTAAATTTGCAACTAACTTCTTTGGCTTTGATCAGATTCGTCAAGTCTTAACTCAAGTACCACTTGTTCAAGCTGTTGCTCGTGCTATTAATAATGCTGACTACAAAGCAGATCAAATCTCAAAAGCTTTGTTGCACGGTGTTGTTGACTATGCAAATTGGAGAGCAGATTCTGTATACAAAGGATTTGTAAAAAATCTACAGCATTATAAGAACATGGATTCTGTTGCTGTTATTTTACAACGTATGCCTAACAAAGACTATGCTCCTATTGAACGTGTGTTTAGATTGGGTTTTGAAGAAAGTCTTGATTACCCACAAACATTGCAAAAGTATGGTCATCTATTAAACGATGAGCAGAAACAAGCATTTACTGTTTTGTCTGATATGTTTAGACGACAGTGGGAAGAAGTAACTAAGCTAGGTATTAACTTACCACAACGTAAAGGTTGGTATCCATCTGTACGACAAGGCGATCACTTTGTAGAACTTAAATACAATGGTGTTGTTGTTTATCGTCAACAAGTACGCACAGCTATGGAAGCTAAACGTGTTGCTAAGTTAGTACAAGAATCTGGTAAATACAAAAACCTTGAAATTAATACAGGTAAGAACCCAGATACTCGTGCTGAAATGGAGCAACGTGAGTTTATTACTTCTGCTATTCTAACTGAACTAAGTAAAAAAGGTCAAAGCGAAGCGTTTGATGTTGTAGAGTCTTTGCTTGATCGTTTAGAAAGTAAACCTAAGCTTGGTAAACACCATGAGCAACGTTCTAATATTCTTGGTTACAAGGGTACAGAGATTTTTGCTGATGATGACTTACGTGGTTTAAGTTTTAAGGAAGCTATTAAATCTTCTGCTGAAGATTATGCTGGCACTATTCGTAAAATTCTTATCTCACGTGAAACTAATCCATTAATTAACACACCAAATGGTTTAGATCAATCGCATCCTAATGCGTTTTATGCTGCTAAACTTATTCGTGATACAGCATTAAATCGTGTTGAAGGTTGGACTCCCGGCTTTGATGCTATGGTTCGTGATGTGTTTGATAAACTATATCAAAAGGCTGTAGGTAAAGAATCTAAGATTCCTTTCTATGATCGTTTAACTGGTGTTGGCACACACTTCTTTTATATTCAAGCATTGACTATGAAAGCAGGGTTCTGGATTAGCCAAGTACTAAGTTCTCCTTTGGCGTTGCGACATCTACTACGTGAAGCTAGTTTAGTAGACTCATTAAAATCTGCTGGTATTGGTACATATAATATGGTACATCCTAGCGAAGATTTTATGAAGTGTGTTTATTGGTTATCACAAAACACTAACGTATATCATCCATCTTTGGTAAATGAAATTACAAGTCTACCTTTAGTTAAATTTATTAAAGAAGGATCAATGCCACATAAGATTGTTCAAATATTAACTGGTGAAACTCCGTCAAGTATGGCAGATAGTTTCTCACGTTACTGGACATCTGCTATGATGTATGCTCATTATTCTGAACTTGGATATACAGGTAAAGCTTTGTATCAAAAGGTAGCAGAATCAACTGATGCTACTATGGTTCGATATGGCAAGCGTTACCGTGCTCCATTCCTTAAAAAGATGGGTATTATTGGTGAAGCTATGGCTCCACTACATACATTCTCTCAAGCACAGTGGGGTAACTTTGTATCTGACTTTGCTTTAGGTAAACGTACTGGTAATTGGAAACCATTAGCTGCATCGTTCTTAGTTTCTGTTGCATTGGGCGGTGTAATTGGTGCACCACTTGTGGCTGAGTATGAGTTTATTCGTAAGGCTGCTGGTCTAGAAGATGTTATGCCTAGCATTGTAGAACTAGCTATGAAATCTGGTAGTGATTCTTTGGCTTTTGGTCCATTGATTAATACTGGATTTGACTTAGGTTCTAGCTTACGTACTAGCCCACTAATTGCTGGTATGGCACAAGCTGATGCTTCTATTATGGATTTATTCCCTGCGTTTAAAGCTGGTGGTAAAACCTTAGAGAATGCATTGACAATGGTTAAGTACAAAGCAGGTGGTTCAGTATCCGATGCTGAGTATCGTGCTGCTGCACTTGGTATTCTTCCTAAGGGTTGGATGACAGGTTTAGCAGAAGATGTTAAGTTTGGTGCTACAGAACGTGCAATGGTTCCAACATCATCTGGTGCAGGTCTAGTACCACAAACTGGTAAAGAGCGTTTAGCTAGTTATGCTGGTGTACGCACACAAGAAGCTGCAACAGAATCAAAACAATACCAACTACTTTCTGAAGAAACAAAGACTCGTCAAGATAAGATTAGAAAACAAATTGATATTCTTGGTGATGCTATGTCTAAGGGTGATGATGATAGACGTATTAAAGCATTAAACAAACTTGAAGAACTTGGTGTTAAACCAGATTCAATTCAAGAACAGTTAATGAGCGAACTGTCTGGTCGTCAACGTAGTCTCTTAGAACGTTTTGTTTTAGGTGCTAAGGGTAAAGGTACTGGTTTTGAATCACAACGTAGATTACAAGAAATGATGGAGTATAACAAATGACATATGCATTTAGCGAGAAGTCTAACACTAAGTTAGATGGTGTAGATGAACGTTTAATTCGGGTAGCTACACTTGCACTTCAGCTAAGTCCTGTGGATTTTGGTATTACAGAAGGGGTGAGAACACTAGAACGCCAGAAAGAACTGGTCAAGGCTGGTGCTTCTCGCACCCTTCGCTCCAAACATCTAGAAGGTAAAGCTGTAGATGTTGTAGCTTATGTTAATGGTAAGGTAGCTTGGGATTGGCCTCTCTATGAGAAAATTGCTAAGGCATTTAAACAAGCTGCTGCTGAACTAGATATTAACATCAAATGGGGTGGCGATTGGGCTACCTTTAAAGATGGACCTCACTTTGAATTGGTGGATTAATTATGGCTAAATCTCCTGCATGGCAACGTAAAGAAGGTAAGAATCCTAAAGGCGGTCTTAACGCTAAAGGTCGTGCTAGTTACAATAAAGCAACTGGTGGCAATCTAAAACCTCCTGCACCTAAGCCTAAGACTAAAGCAGATGCTGGACGTAAGGCTAGTTTCTGTGCACGTATGACAGGTATGAAAAAGAAACTTACTTCTGCTAAAACAGCTAAAGATCCTAACAGTCGTATTAATAAATCATTACGTGCTTGGAATTGCAAATAATGGAAGATATTATAAAAACAGTTCGTAAGTATGAAGGTCAGTTAGCAGATAAGCTAGGTCTATTAGATACAATTAAATATCAGAATCGTAGACCACAGGAACTTGGTGTTACTGGTGAGCATAATGGTCAGGCTGATGCGTTACGTCATATTATTGGTTCTGCTCAATATGCACGTGAGTATGGTCCTACATTAGCTAATATATTTACAACTGGTCATGAATATTTATTTTATCCATTTGAACCTCACGGTGCTGCTATGGATATGGATCTACACAACAATGCGATTGGTCGTGATCTAGCTGCAAAGTACAAGACACAAGCTGAAGTAGAACAGGCTGCACTGGAACTACTACGACAGGCTAAAGAATCTGGTCAATGGAGTAAAGGTGTTCAAGGTGTTCCTCGCTGGCTACAAAAAAGTGAGGAGAACTACTAATGGCATTTGATCCTATTAGTGCAGCTATAGACTTTGGTAGTAAGATAGTAGATCGTATATGGCCTGACGCTACAGAGAAACAGAAAGCTGAAGCTAACTTAATTATTGCTGAGTTAGCACACTCTGAAACAATGTTTGCAAAGGAAGTAGAAGATCGTGACTCTGCTAGAAAACGTGAAGCGGCGGTTGCTACATCCGATAACACGCCGTACATTGCTCGTATTACGCCAACTATTCTTGCCCTTGGTACTATCCTTCTTAGCTTTGTATTGTTTTATATTGTTGCTTTTGACACTAGCGTATTTTCAAATGCAAACAAAGATATCATTATTTACATTTTGGGTGTACTTAGTGCTATAGATACACAAATAATTGGATACTATTTTGGTAGTAGTTCTGCTAGTGCTGAAAAAACAAAGACCATTGAATCAATGTTAAGGAAATAATATGGCAGACACTTTACTAGATATCTACGGTAACTTTAACCGTTTAATGGACGCGTATCAACGTGATGCTGAAGCGTATAATCAGGCGTACTACTCTGGTAGTCCATTACCTGAACGTCCTGTAGAACCAGATCGTCCTCCATTTCCAGAGTATGGTTATGGTGATCCATTACGTGCTGTTAGTCCTTATGAACTTTATCAAACTGCTTTTGGTCGTGGTACTCCTGATGTGTTAACTAACGAAGCATGGTCACTTGCTAATATTAGTACACCATTCCTTGCTAGTACACCAGAGACTGCTTACGATAAAGGCAATGTAGCTAAGGTAAATAACCCACTGTCTTACGTAGGTCCACAAGAGTTTTATACTGGTCAAACAGATGAAACTACTATGAACACTATGCAAGGTCAGAACATTTTCTATTAAGGAGTTGTTATGGGATGTGGTAAGAAACGTGGCAAGATGCCACCAAAGCGCAAATAAAAAAAGCCCCCTTGGATTTTGTCCTTGGGGGCTTTGTGTTTCTAGTCTTTAATTTTTACATAGTGAATACGAACGAACAACAAATCAATTGTCATTACGAACGATTCATCTTCATCGCATGGAGGGAACTCTATACCAAGCATTGCTCCTGCAATAAATTGTATTTGAAATAAACTCATATACCACATACTCCTGAAGTACAAGCACGATCTACGTTCTCTTCAAAGACAACACCTTTGTGTTTGATAGCTTCTTCATAAGGTACTTCTGTTAGAGGCTGACCGCCACGACTTCCATCTGGATAACAAGTGAATCCCCGTAAGCGAGGGGCGTACTTAGACAGTGTTTCAGCAAATCGTTCCACGTCTGATTCAGAATTTCCTTTGCTTCCCCACGCAGGTAGATTAATTGTCGATGAGATTGACATGTCAACGTAATCTTGAATGTCTGCTTGGAACTTGATTCGCTTTTCAAAGTCATGACTTAAACCATAAGCTGTTTGAATCTTGTTAGGATCTAGACCATACTCTTTGATTAGCTGGTCTGCTGTAGTATCGACGACGTATTCGTACTTCCACTTTGTTCCGTCTGTGAGATAACGTCTTTTATAAGCGACCGCGAAAAGTGGTTCAATGCCTGTTGTAGTTCCTGCAAGAATGCCAATTGATCCAGTAGGGGCAATGGCTCTATACGCGACAGGCTTGCTAATATAGAGTCTCTCACAGTGTTCGTTAGCTGCTGTTTCTGATTCATCTTTGTATACCTTTAACCATTCATGGAGTTCTGGTGTTACTTCGTAGTCGTATCCTCGTTGGAGTAACCATGCGTGAATACCCATAAGTCCCAATCCAAGACGACGATTCTTTTCCCGCACTTTACTAACTTTGTCGTAGGGTAGATCAGCGCGGAGAGTGCCGCAGACGAGGAACTTGCTTCCCAAGGATACAATAGATTTGAATTCTTCCAAATCTTTAATATTAGACATATTGATTGAACCAAGATTGCATACGTCAGAATCATCCGCACTTGTAACTTCTGTGCAAGCATTGCGAAGTGTTTCATTTTGTTTATCACCAAAGTTAAAGCTAAAGCCGGGTTCACCTGTCATCATTGCTTGACGACAGTTCTGTACAAATGTGTGTAGCTTTGCACGATCTGCATTGTACAACCATTTGTCATCGTAGTTAACAGAAATGTTGGTCATGTCCAATGGTGCAGGAGCATTAAAGTCTTTGTCTTTACGTGCCTTGGTTTCTTCATCCCAATTCTTTGCATTTAGAAATGCAGGGATATCTTCATGTAACCAGTTAAGGCTTGCGTAGATTGCACTCCGTCGGCTCCCGCCCTGCATCACTCCCCGACCCACTTCGTTGATCATCTGCATCAAAGGAATTGGACCGCTGGATAAACCCCCTGTGCGGCTCAAAGGCTTCCCACTTGGACGCAAAATGCTGTAGTCGATGCCGATTCCTCCACCCGTCATTAAGCAACTTACTGCGCGTTGAGTTAGAGCTGCCCATTCTTCCCTCGTATCTTCCTCTGCACGTAGCAGGAAACAGTTATTGAAGTAGCTATTTTTACGACCAGCATACCATAGGTATCGACCACCGGGTACAAATTTAAACTCTTTAATGTATTGTGCAAGTTGTGTACGTTCGTCCTCTGACATCAGCGGACGATCTTTACCCCACCTTGAACCACATACATCTTCTACTAGACGATCAGCTAGTGCATCCCAAGTATCTTCGGGACCTTGTGCATATTTAAAACGGAAAATGTTTTCGCTAAAGCTATTTTTGAATCGTTGAATTTGCATTATTGTTCTTCTTAAAATCGTTAAGTTCTTTTTCCCATTCTTCATGTTGCAGTTCACGTAGTAGTGTACGTTTATGCTTACGTTGAATGTGTGCTTCTTTTAGGTTAGGATTCGTAGGTTCCTTCTTCCCGACCCATGATCTCGTTATCTTCATCTTCAAACTTTGTAACTAGGTTATCAAAACGTTCTTCAACTTCATCTTGGAATCTTTGTATAATATCCTCAGATGTAATGTTTAGAATTTCTAGAATAGATAGTTCATCTAGTTCCTTTAGTCTGTCGAACAGTTCGTTAATTGTTAGGCTCATTTACTAATACTCCCCATGATACAGGGAAAAGTTCTTTCATGTTGTTGCTAATTTGTTTAGCAATTTCTTGTGTCTCACGTTGAGTATGTGAGTCAAGTCGTAGATTGCACACTCGTGCAAAAGCATATAGACTACCAGACCAGATCCATTCTGTCATGGTGTTCTGTGGTAAGATCATACGTGCTTGCTCTGCACAAATACCTGCTGCAAGCATGTCGTTGTACTCATTTAGGGCTATTTCAATACAGCTAGACCATTGCCCAGATCCAAGTTCATAAGGCACACGCTCATCACTACTACCTTGCTTTACATTGCTGGCTGACTTGCGCCAAGTATTAGGTAGATAGAACTCAGGCTCAGTACTAACATACCGCCTACTGACTTCATTCCAAGCCAGACCAACAGTATGCTTAACCAACTGCCTAGCAACAAATATCGGAGCTTTAATCCGAAAAGATGCAAAGGCGTGAGAAAAAGGAGACCAGTGGTTATGAGTAGCAAGGTATGAAATGAGTTTGCTGTCAGCGTCATTTAGTTCTTCCGATGTTTTATCAAAGCTAACTCTAGCTGCATTAACTACAGAAAGATCCGTACCTATACTATCTAGTAGGGTTACTTTCATATCACTCACTTTCAAAGGTAATCTCCACAGTATCTTCTTCGATTGTCCTAAAGAAAATAATATTGTCTCTAGGAATACTAATAGATCCATTCCAACAACCTGATGCTGGATCATAGGTACAAGCTACTTCAACAAAGTCATCATCTTCATGTACTAAATAACCTAATGTGTAATTAGCTGAAGGTGGTGAAGGTTCTGTACGCCAACCTGAAGCACTACATGCATCTAACCATGTGACTTTAACTGCTGGTAACATTTAACTGTTCCTTTAATTGTTGGATAGTTTCTGTTGCTTCTACAAGTGCTTTGCGTAGTTCTTGATTATTTTTCATACACTGACGTAAGGCACTGTAGATTTGCGAGGTTTCGTGGTTAATCGTAAGAGGTGGCTTAACCAGTGCTTCAGCACGAATGCTATCAGCGATTATCTCCTGATCCTGTAATGGTTCCATTGTCTTTCCGTTTAGTTAGTTTAGCATAGTTAATACGCATGGTATCTTCCAGTGTAAATCCAAGAGCATCTGCTAGTCGAGCACAGTACCAGAGTACATCACCAACTTCTTGGATCATACCTGCCGTATCCATGCTACCATCACGAATCATCTTTTTAACTTTACCTGCTACTTCACCTGCTTCGCTAGTAAGACCAAGTGCTAGGTAGTAAAGTTCAATGGCTGCGCCTGAACCTGCTTGTGGGTATACAGCAGTCTCTAGTGTTTTAACTTGATAGTCGTTAGCCTGTAATCCCAATTGACACCTCCATTGAATTATTCTGTGCTGATACTAGTTCTTCATGTGCAATAAGAGCGTTTAGATAATCACGTGCTTTGTGTAGATCACGTAGACCATCTTTCTCTTGCCAACGGAATACATACTTAATGATGTTACCTTCTGCAAATGGAATCTTTTTTTCTATTAGAAGATCCATTAGCTTTGTGTCTTTGTAGTGTGTAGGTGATTTAATCATACTTTAGGATATTTCTTTTTAAGATAGTCAAGAGATACAAACATCTCATCAAACGAACCATTGTTAACTTCGTGTAGCATTAAAACTCCACGCCAGTGTTTGTTTGATTGATGATCTAGATAGCCTTCATCGTGCTCGTAGCAACTACCTGCGATAATGCAAGTAATAGTGCTCCCATCAGGACGCTTACCATAAGCCACTTGCCTTCCTTGTTGGTGACCTTGGACACACGACATATGCATCTTTGATACCAATTGATTAGCTGACGTAGTAGGACGACCCATAACGCCAGTAGGGAAGTAATGGCAATAAGCAACTCCCTCAATAAAAACCGGCTGCAAAAAGTCGTAAACTTCCCAATCCCCGTAAGGTAAGTCATCATATTTAATTAGTCCTTCCAACTTTGGATCATCGTTAATAGCACGTTGGATTCTGTGCTCATGATTGCCTAGGGTTAAAACCATGCGTGGTTTATAAAGCTTGCCCTTGCTACGTTTCTGTTTAGCGTTGTATTCAAACAGCGGTGTAAGCAGTGCTTGCATAGCATCTGTTGCTGCTGCAATGTCTTTAATGTAACGTCTGCCTTCAAACGATTTCTTACCTTTGTCGTAGCTACTTAGGCTCTCCATGTCTGCGAAGTCGCCTAAGTGTACTACAACTTCAGGTTTCTTTTCTACCATGTAATGCCCAATGCGGGTCAGGTATTCAAACTTGTCGCCGTCTTTTACTTGGCTGTCTGGAATTACTAGGTGCTTTGCCATGATCTTCTGTGATCCATTGTTTAAGTTGTTCTGTGTCTTTAATAGAACACCATTTAAATTCGTGCTTATCTGCCCATTGTGCGTGGGTTGTTTTCATACCACCACACTTTTTGTTAGGGTCTGCAAAAACAAATCGTAGATCAATGTCTGGATGTTGTTCTTTGATAAGTACGTATTTTTTCCGTTCGTTATAATCTGCTAGGTATCCTTTAGTTTCAATGAGAAGACCTTTGAGTAGAGTCCAATCAACTGTGTAGGTATGATTAGATTCAGGAACGATGTAGGGTACTTTAGTAACCTCGTAGTCATACTCTACATCGAATCCTTTTAAGATCTCTTCAAACTGAAGTTCTAGCTTAGAGCGTCTGCGTTTAACCGACATTAACTAAGTCAGAGCCGTTTGGTTTGTTGGAGTAGTATCCTTCTCCATTCCATTGACAGGGGTACCAGACATCAACGGCTCCATCGTAGATTGCTCCATTGATATATCGTCCATCAAAGACTTCATAAATTCTAACTCCCTCTCCATTGCGGGTTTTAACTGGCTTGGTAAATCTAATGCGTGGATTGTTCTCTGTGCCCATGTTTCTCCTTTGTTTTGCATAATCCATAAACATTGTGCGTTCATGATAAAACGTTCATTGTCCCACTCGTATAGGGCAAAGACTTGATTGAGCATGTCAATCTCATCTGTTAAGTGGTCAATGATCTTTGCAGCTTTAACAGGACCAATCTTATCTACACCAAAAATATTATCTGACCTATCACCAATAAGCATTTGCTTATAGAAGGTACGCAAACCAGTAAGCTGATCTACATGGGTGTATTCTAATTTGTTCCAGTTAAAGTGCACACCGGGAATCATGAGCAGATCTTTGTCGAGAGAACATACAACAGTTTCATCAGTTTGTTCAATACCCAACAGATCATCCGCTTCACAACCTTGACTAACTTCTGCATTCCATTCTTTAATGAGATATTCACGACAGTCCTGTAAATAACATGGTGGTTCTTTGTCTTTGCGATTAGCTTTATATTCTGTGTTAATAGCTTTGCGAAAGTTACCACGACCTGTTAGATATGCTTTGTACTCTTTGCTTTCAGTAGCTTCTAGAATCTGTCGCATCAACACATCAACACGATAGATAGCTACATCTACAGGGTCATAGTCTTGTACTGTAGCAGCGCATCTAAACGCTACTAGGTCAGCATCAATAAGAGCAATTGCCATTTATACTCGCATCTTAGAATCATAACCACCTTTAACCTTAACAGATGGTGTGTTAAACTTTACATGAGTGTCTGTTGATCCACAGTTAGGACATTCAACTTTGTCAGTAGATTCAACTAGCTTTTCAAACTCATGTGAACAATCACCACAAATAAAATCATATAGTTTTTTAGCCATATATTCTCCTATAAAAAGTGGGGAGGACAGCTACTCGTCTGCCAATTCGTTGATGCCATGTGGGGAAACTAGGAAAATCCACATGTTTAGCATACTCCCCTTGCCTAGTTGACTTAAGACTTAGGTAGCTTTAGAAGATCAATAATACCTTCAAGCAAACCCTGCGTATCTTTATGGATTACTTTAGCAGTAGTCCAATCATCGTTCTGATTACGACCTGAACACTCTAGCATAAAACCATTGTCATATTCGTAAACAGTAAAGCTTTCATCGCGTTTAGTAATTGCTGGCATTTTAGATACTTTCAATTGAGTAGCCTTGGGCTTTGAAACCACCTTCATAAATACCTAGACTGCGTAGCAATTTGCGTACTGCATTCTTAGCTTCGTCATATGAGGTAAAACCTGACTTGAATTCTTTGGTAGTTAGCTTGCGATTATTTTTCTTTACGATATACATAGTGTGTCCTTTCTTAAGGGTTAATTACTGTAACCAAAAAGGGTACGATTGTACCCTAATTGGGTATTACATAGGAATGTCGTCTTCTAGATCGTCAACTGTTGGTAGCTTGTTGACAGGTTCCTTAGACTCTAGACCAAATGGATCGTCATTGCCAAACACATAAGCTTCAAACTGTTTAGCTACTTGGATAACTTCAGGGACTGTTGGAGATTTCTTATCAGTCTTGAGTAGTTCAATTGCAGATGATAGTGAAGATTGTCGGACAATGAGAACTTGTCGCTTTGCTCGTTCTTCTGGTGTTTCATATGTTGATTTGGGTGATGTGCTAGGTTTGCTAGTTGACACTGTGCTACCTCCTGTTGCTGCGGGTACTACTTCACCACGTGGTACGACTGACTGCCACTCCCAGTATTGCTCACCTTTAATGGCTACTACTGTAAATTCATCGCCTTGGTTAGCGTTTTTGAGTGTGGTGTAAACATCTTTATTCTTGAAGCTGACGATCTTACGTGACTCGTTCTTACCTGAGTTTAGGTTCTTGAAGTCAACGGTAAGCATGTTGTACTTGCCTTTGTTCTCGTCTTGCTTGTCAAAGATTTTGATGTCGAATTGCATTAGGATCTCCTAAGTATTGTGGGAATTGAAGGCTTCCCTGTTGCCTTATATATATAGTATAGCTTAGAGTTTTACTTCTGTCAACTCTAGCATGTTAGGTCCAACAGATACTTCACCGAGCATAGGAATATTCCAAGGAGTGTTGTATGCTTGAGACACTAACTGTGGTAAATCTCTAAAGACTTGATCAAACATATTGACAACCTCATCTACTTCGTGTTCCGGTACGTCAGCAACAATAGAATCGTGTACAGTGGAAATAAGCTTACCAGTAAGGCTAGCACGTTTCCATCGTTGCCGTACTGCCACCCTAGCCACAGCCATAACATCGGCACCACAACCTTGATTGGGGTAGTTAGTAATGTCAGGTTCGGAGTAGACAAGTTCGCCTCGCTTGTTCATACGTGGATTAAACTCATACAGTCTACCAAACGGTGACATAATCTTACCAGTTGTAGTAGCTTGTTTGATGTACCGCATGTGAGTTAGATAGATTTGTTTGTACTTAGCATAGTAATTGTCGATGACGTTTTGCCAGAAGTCTTGTGACTTACTTACTGGCATAAAGTCTGGGTCTTTGCTATACGCAAATGCTGAACCACGATAGATCCAACGGAATAGAAAGACTTTAGCAATTAGTCGAGAGGGTAGATTAAAAGCTTCTTGATTGGCTTTGTGAATGTCATGCTTAGTAGGATCATTAATAACCCCATGCCACTCTTCAATACCTACAGGATCTTGTGATAAGAATAAGTAAGTACACCACTCTAGACTTTTTGCATCGACGTTAACAATCATTTTTGTACATAATCCTGCATAATTTTAAATGCTTCGTGATTAGCATCTTCCATGTTAGTAGCTTCTAGTAATACAGTCTCACCATTGTCGTGATCTTTAACTAGAAAGTACTGACCCATTTGAGCAACATAAAAAATACTGTACTCTAAATACTCTTTAATATCTTCATCTGTAATAGCCATTAGTACCTCGATATACAAAAACGTTTAGCTTCTTTAGGTAAGTTTTGTTGGTTAGGTTTAGTGCTGCTTAGTCTACCAGTAGCAGCAACACATTGATTAAGGTTACTGTGTAGCATATTTGGCTTCCAGTTATGTTTACTAATGACATTTGGTAGTCCGTCTAAATACGTTGATTTTAATTTCATAAGCTTGGAACGTTCTAACAACCATGTTATCATTCCTTTGCTTGTTTTGTTTGTTTTGAGTGACAACAACGTAGATTCGTCTGTGCTGTAGTAACCTTCTTTTTTTAGTTCTGATCCTTTGAGTGGTTCAACAAGTCGCGGTAGGACATGCTGTTTAGGAACAATCTTATAGCGTGTTTGACCCACTTTCTGACCTGTCTTATAAACTCCGATAGGTAGTCTAGTATCTTCTGTAATAGTTCCACCATATAAGAGACAAGAAATATGATCATTAGAATCAAAGTTAATGGGAACGTTGCCAATAAACTCAATAAGTTTACGTTCAAGTTCTCTGACCTGCGCATCCAAGGATTGCGATTGTTGTAGTGAAGCTTCTGTGTCATAGCATATACCATTAAACTCCATATCTTGTAGTACAAGCAAGTCGTTACAGTGTAGTCTGAACAGTCTAAACTGTCCGTGATACTCATCAGCAAACTTAGTTACTTGGTTTTTAAACACAGCGTAAGTAAGTTCAACGTCTTGTGCACCGTACTCAGCTAAAACGTCAAAAGGAATAGCGTCAGTGTCAATACCTTGCGCCCAATACTCAGCTACACGATCTAATTTATGACCGACCATATAGTTATCACAGGTAGTATTGAGATCGGGATAACGCCAAGTCTGAGCCGAGAAGATATACTCGGCAAGCTGGCAGTCCCAGACACAGTTAGTTTGGTAGCCTAGTTCACGTTGTAGCCAGTTAAGATCGAACTTTAAATTAAAACCAACAACACAAGAAGCCCTGTTAAGAATAGGAAGGGCGTGTGCAAAGTTATCCTTTGTTAATACTATAGGTGGATTGTCTGCTTCTTTAAGTTGGATTGTTACTAACTTATTGTTAAGATCAAATGCATTACCTTTGTTGGATGTAGTACACTCAACGTCAACGACCACAGGATTCTGGCAAAGCTTCGCCAAAATCGGTGTACTGCCAATCGGTGATGTTGTACTCATTTCCAAACTCCTTGGTTGCTCTGACTAGAAAGTTAAATACTTCCTGTTCTGCTTTTGTTTCTGTTGTTTCTAATACTGTAAAGTCAATTGGTATTGTCCATTTCACCAGCGTACTCCTTGTTTAATATCTTTCATTGTCAGTTTGTTGACACGTGTTTCTAGAACCTTAAGACCAGCTAGTAATGAAGCTTTAGCATCTGGTAATGATTTAAAACAAACGTAGTCTGGTATCTCATCATCAGCATCTTGATACGGAAAGATTTCAATTAGTATCTGTGCGGTTATCTTGTAGTTGTTCGTAGTATCCTGAGTCATATCTATCCTTTGTATCTACATCACACATAGTTCTGAATGCCTTATAGTTAAGTGCAGGGTTGTCTTGACGTAGCCAATCTAACATAGCGTTAGCTATACGTGCACGTGCTGGTCCATGCAGACCAGAGTTACGTATAGCTTTGGCTATGCAGATGACATACTTTCTAGCTAACACTTTTAAACCATTTCCAACCAAAAATTAAACGCATAAAAAATAAATGTATAACATTTGGTTTTGTTTTAGCACCAACATGAAATCCATTCCATAGTGCTATATATCCAGCAGGTTTAGGAACATCTATACACATAACTAGTTGGTTCATTCTATGTCCTCGTATCGTGCAATGTCAGGACGTATACGTACTGTGCTACGACCATGCCGTTGTTCAGGGTCAGAGTCTACATCACCTGCTAGTTTGTTTTTGCTAAGATGTAAGTGACGCATGTACTCTTCGCTAACATCGTGGGTCTTACCAATACCTAGAATCCAGTCAGCTTCCGCTGCTTTGGAAGTCTTGGCATTAGCTACGTTCTCCATAGTTAACCAGCGTTTACCTTCACCGCTTGCATCTGCTTGGCATACTGCAATAGCAGGACAATACTCTTTGGCAATCTCACGACCCCAGACATAGATAAGACCAAGACGTAGATCTTCACGATCACCTTCAAAGCCTTTGATCTTGTCGATCTGATCAAAGATAACCATGCTAGGTTTGTGTTCACGACATAGTTGTTCTACTTGTTTACGATGTATAGCAGCAGAGTCAAAGATCTTGATGTACTCACCACCTAGATCACGAAACTTTTGTTGGTTGCATGAAACGTCAGAGAACAGTTGTGCCATGTCCACGCCTAGCATGGCTTGGTACAATCTTAGCTGGACTTTGTTTCCTTGCTCTTCGTTGTTAAACCAGAGAATGGGACCAACATACTCTTCATCATTGTTTGCCACTCTTGCATGAAGTTGCTGTGCAAAGTTTGATACTTCGCTAACAAGGAAAGTAGTTTTGCCTGTTTCTGGTCTGGCGAAAATGAAGCCGAAATCACCTCGGCGTAGAGATCCGAGCATTCGGTTAAGAGTTTGTAAACGCCAGCGTAGTCCGGGAGTTTTGATTGAATCATTGTATAGTTCCTCAAGGTTATCGGTTACGAACAGATCATCGGATGGTTTGCCGTTGGTTATATCTTGTTCGGATACTGCACGTGCTAGGGTAAGAAGGTCAGCAAATTCTTTGCGACCCTCGCTAACTTCTAAAGATGCTAACGCTAGTTCGTAAGCTTTCTGTCGTTGCTCAACTTCTGTAACAACATCAGCAAGAACAATAGAGTCAGTGTCGATAGACGATAGTTCAGATAGTAGTTCAGTTAGTACAGGTTTGTCTTTCTCAAGACAGTTAGTTAAAACAAAAAGACTATACTCATCTACAGTAAGATCTTTTTTAGTTTATCTAAGTATGTAAATAGTATATTAAGTTCTTTATTATCTTTATATACTGTCTTTATACTATCACTATACTTAGTATATGTATTATAGTTTAACAGGAATTTCAGGAGTTGTAAAGACATTCGTTAGTTCCTTGATTGTTGCATCGTCATATTCTTTTGGGTCGAGTTCAGTATACACAGTTGACACGGGCAATCCAATGCTTCTCGCCATTTGTGAGTACTTGACCACCTTGGTTTTCATATCGTCATCTAGCCATATAATAATATTATCAAACATTTTCTTATAACGCAAGAGTTTTGCTAAAGAAATATGTGAACCAAACAGTGGACTTGCACACACATTTGTGTTATGTGATACCTTAATAGCAGAAATAATATCTTCTGTCAAGACACAAGTACGACTACGCTTGTTACCAACCACGTGAAGAAACTCATGTAGTTTACCTTGACTGAACCACTTAGCTTTATTGGGTAGTTCACCAAGGTATCTGCCTTGCCAACCTAACAAACCATCGGGAGATAAGTAAGGGAAGATCAAGCGTTGTTGGTATTCTGACCACAGTAAAGTGTTGTTAGTTATATCCTGCTGCGTTAGTGTATACTTCCTGAGCCATTCCAAGGCACGTGGTGGGAGTTGTTCATCAACGTCTGATGGAAGTACAATTGCTTTGCCAGTTGAGATATGATCAACTCTGCTCCCTGCCTGTAACCTTTGAACTCCTGATGCAGTCTCCAAATAACCACAGCGAAAGCAGTACTTGTGACCATCAGAATACACAGCAAGATTATCTCCATCTCTGTCATTACCAATCCTCCGACAATTCGGACAAGCCTCGTGACCAAGGCAGTGTGACGTACTCATGTGAAGGCTCCCGATAATTGTTAAACATGATAGCTATAATTTCTTCATGACAGCTACCACAGTACTGACTGTACTCTCGTTTGCCATCTTTGTCTGGTGGAAATTTACGACAGAGATCTTCTTCAGACATCTGTGCATTACACGCTTTGCATCTACCACTCATGATACTTCCTTACTGGCAGGTTACATTACAAGCACCGCTAGAATCGCAGCACTCAAGACAGGATAGTGTGCGACCATCTGCTGTTTGGATATACCATGATCGACAAGCAGCAAAGGCTAGGCTAGAGATTGACACTAGGGCTACCACAGTAATTAGTTTTTTCATTGTGTTTTTCCTTTATATACTTTTCGTATGTTGACATTAGTGTATAGAACTTCATGTCATATAATTGTTTCATACCAAGTAATACATTAGCAATCTCGTCATGTGTAGATGGTGGGTCTGCATCCATTACATTAGCAAACAACACATCAAGATCATCGACAACTTGCCAGCATTGCATGATACGTTGTTCAAGATCAAACTGTACGCTCATCGTTATCTTCCATAAGCACAAGGTCAACAATCATCATAGCCTCATCAACTAGATCATTGGCAATGTCAGGGTTGGTTACATAGTCTGCATTGCGTAGTGTATCACGAATGACACGCAGTGCATTGATGTATGGTGTTGCTTCGTTCATGTTATCTCCTTACCAAGATGCTTGATAGTAGAAATCATAACACTTAAAGGTGTCATCGTCAAGTAGGTTGTTGATAATAGTAACAGTATTTTCTAGGTCAGAGAAGTACCACTCATCATAGTCTGTACTACCGAAGAAAAAACCAGACTGTGATGGTAGTAGTGTATCAGCTTGACTACGATCTGTCAATACTTGTTTACAAATATTACGCAATTCTTCTAGATCATCAGTACTTACCCAATAAGACTGACAGTTATCTTCACCCTTCTGTACGTTTTCTACAAACCAGTTGTGAATAGCATTAGCTTTACGCCAATAACCTACGACACGACTGACTTCAAAACCATAGATGTCTGGGTTGTCAAGTTCAGGGAATAGTTCAACAAGTTGTTTAAACTTTTCTGTAACTACAGGTTGAAATTCTTCAGTGCTGTTTTTGTAATTATGTTTATTAACGTATGTCTTAGCAGACAAGTACATGTCAAGACCCATGATTAAATCTCCGTGTAGGCTACGCTTGCTTGTGGACCATACATATAGTGTGCTTTCTTTTCAGCATCGTTGTGGTTACGTGCATGTACATAACCACGTTCTTCACCATACTTATCGTATACAATAAATACTTTCATGCTAACTCCTGTGCTTTTTGTTTGACATAAGAATACGTTTGGTTATCAACGTGTGCACCTTTGATATGTTTAAGTGCAAACATACCATCTTTGTTTGTAGTTACAAAACGGGACCATTGCCGTTCGTTCCAGCCTTGTTGTCCAAAGAATACGTCGATATATTTGTTAGCCTTGCGTAGTACGATGTGTGTCATGCTGCCACCTTATATTGTGCGTCGTTAATAACAGCTAGTGCTTTCTGCCATGCACGTTCTTTGAGTGTAGAACCTGCGCCAAACCATGCGCTATTCATACGTGTATCGGTAGACCTACCTCGGATGTGGTCAACTACATATGTGATGCCATTGAATGCACCCCATAGTGTTTCACTTGCACCGGGTCCACGACGATAGCCTTCCCAGAACTGTTTGAATACTCGGTTGTTAGATACGTAATCGTTGAACTCTTCTTCGTCCATGTTACGTTCTTCTAACAACTCAGCAAACCAACGTGCTGCGGTTAGCTTAGACAGTTGTACCTTAGCCATCTCATTAGCATAGTGACCCATTGCTTGGAACTCTGCGTTCATTAAACCAAGATCAAGCTTGACTGCATTGGCATCAAACTTACGTGAGTGGCGTACCTTTACTGCTGCTTCGCCATTGTTTACATTAGCATGGAATGTATTGCTACATACTACACGCATGTTAGTATGCTTGGCTGTGGTTGCCATGCTATAGTCAGCAGACGTAGCTAGTAGTACGTATTGCTTAACAATGTCATTGCTCCCAATAGAAAGTTGTTCACCAGTTCTAGCCATAGCCCAGAACTTAACGCCACCACGAATAACGCCAGCAGTATCCATAGTAAGACCATTCTGGCTACATAACTCGCGGAAGAATTCAAGTACTTGGCGAGGCTGTACAATGTTATAGTTGTCAGATACCACGCTAAGAGGGCGCAGATTATCGCTACGATATAAGACATGCTTGGAATCCATACGATGTGTAGCACCCCATTGTGTTTGATACTCAACAGGTGCTCGGTTAATAGTAAAGTTCATACCTGAACGATCAAACCATGTATCAAAGTCTGCGCCGTCAGGTATAACATTTTCTAGTCCATGCCATGATTGGTCAGTGTTAGATGCACGTGCCATACTATACGTGCCATCTGCCATGATGTCAAGTTCATGCGCCATTTGCTTGCTCCTTAGCTGCTTCATGTTGATCACGTAATACTTTAGCTTGATGCTCAGGGATAAAACGATTGACACATTGCAGTGTTAGTTGCCGTTGTTTATCCATGACGTACCATGTTAGTTTGTCATTGATGTACATAGAATCTACATACATAGCTTCTTCAAGAAGCTTAAGCATAGCAGATACTTTCTCATTAGGGATAGCAATATAGTTACCCCAACCAAATTCAAATACTGTATGACTCATAGTATACTCCAAGTTATGCAGAAAGGGAAGCTTCAACGTAAACAGTAGCACCATTAATCTGTTCGTTGACATCATCACGTGTCATGTAATCATTGTCAGCTAAAAACTCACCGATTACATTATGTAATTGTTCTGTACTAATGTTGTTGTTCATGGATTGTAGATGATTCTCAACTACAGATTGGATGTATTGCTTTAACATATCATCAAATGTCATTTGGTATACTCCACAACTTGGATGCCGTAAGCTTTGATTGCTTCTTGGCAAATGGGGCAAGGTTTTGCTAACATCGGTTGACCATCCTTGCCGTAACGTTCAACCGAAATTCGATAAATCTTTTTGTGTCGTGCTTTTAGTATGGCTGCTACTTCAGCATGTAAGAACTCTTTGTCGTCAAGACCTACTCGCTTTGCAAAGTATTTTTGTATTGGATGTGTACGTTCGTAGGAGTTAAACGCAGTAGACAGAAGTTTACCGCGTTTGTCATAGCATTTAGCGAGTATGAAATAACGTTGTGACATTATTCTTTGTATCCGTAGTGTTCAAGTATGAGTAGATAAGCGTCGATGAGTGCGTCAATTTTTAGCAAGTCAACCTTTGGATCTTTGCTAAACACATAACCATGATTAGTTTCTTTTACTTTTTGCATATCTCTACGCAAGAAGTAAATAGCTTGGATCATTTCGTCTTTGATGATTTCGTCGAGTGCTTCGTCGCTGATTTCGATTGTTGCCATTCTGAATTATCCCAATAGTTATCACATGAACCATCATTTTTAAGTGGTGGTGCAATGAACATAGACTGTCTGTACTCATTGATTGGTGCAGTATGTCTGTAGCATGATAAGCTACGATTGCAGCCTTCACCACTACACATTGTAATGTCTGCCATTATAGGTACTTATCAATTAGATTAACAATAGAAAGACCGCACATGAGCAGACCAATGAGAATGACAGCATCAATAATACTCCGATAGTTAATCATAGCAAATCCACTCCAAGAATTTTGTCGTTGGTTTTATCATAGCGGATAATGATGTTGTCATCAATCTGTTTCATACGACCCCACGATAAACCGCGATAGTTTACACGCAAGAAGTACGTTTCAATATTTTGTTTCTCAGTCTGTACATTTACAGGAAATGGTTTATTATGAGAAACACTTACGTGTGCACCACTTTTTTCTAAATAAACATCAAGTCCACTACTCATCTCTATCTCCAAAACGTTCGTTTAATTCTTGAACAAGTTCGTCGTCTGTATAATTTGTATATCCTTTAAATCCATGTAAAAACATAGAGTAAAGATATTCCATAGCACCTGACCATGTTGTATCCATGTCATCAGTTATTAATCTATCAATAGCTAGTTGTCTATTATACATATAATTACCTATCTGTCAAGTAATCATAACGATCTTCTGCTGCACAAGTCATGCGTTCAGCATAATTGTCCCAGAAGTCATCACTTGCTAGTTCAAAAGCTTTCTTTTCTACAAACTCATTGATTATATCACTACAATCTTTGCCGTCAAGTTCGATAGCATCAATCCAGAAATCATCTTCATCTCCATCATAAAAAACTTCAAACTCAAATCCTAGCAACTTAAGTGTACATGAATAGCTCATAAAGCACCTTTCCTGAGTCTACAACGAATAAATATACGTTTAGGTATAGCTGTGTATAGGAAATCATAAAAAATCGCTAGAATCGCTTGAAACAGGGCTTAAATCAGAAAAAGGCTTAACCATGCGGGTTTCACTGGTGTTTATAAAAACACATACATTTTTCTGATCAATGACGTAAGAATCCATAATTTTACGACAACGACTGATAGCTTTTTTCATGTCAGTATAAACTTTGCCATAACGATAGCTGTGTAGTTCACCCCAATCGTCGCGTCTGTTAAGCATGAGATAGTATGCCATGATTATTTCCCAAACAGTTCAATTAAATAAGTAAATACAGCTAAAATTGTAAATAGACCAATGATATGTTTATAATACATGATTAATCCTAAAATTTGCCGTTGGATATACATAGAAATGACCGACCCAAGGCTTGGGCGGTGCTGACGAAGCGCAGCAGCATAAAAAAAGGCAAGATCGGCTTGTGACCGACCCTGCCTCTAGTGATTAATACAAAGCGTCAGGAACTGATGGTTCTTGTGCTTTGCTGTTACCTGTTTGCAATGCAATGTTTTCGGAGACATCTGCGAGAACTTGTTTGGCGATCTCAATGTCTTCATCACGATCTTTTTCCATTGCGATGACTTTGTCAGTCAAGAATGCAATAGACTTGGATAGTGAATCAAGCACTGAATCAACCTTGCCACCATCAGCAGATGTAGCATGTACTTGCATTGACTCTAGGTTGTCGATGTGTGCTGTAGCGATTGACGAATCATTGCGCTCACGAGCAGCAGATGCTTTCTTCCATGAATCACGGAAGTCGGCAATTTCATCACACAACGACGAGAGTTCGTGACGGAGAGGATTGCGATAGCGAGTAGCTGTGAACAGAACTTCATCCATGAGTTGTTGAGCGAGGAAGATCTTAAGACCTGCTGGTGCAGTCTTCTTCAGTTGGTTGAAAGCGTCGAAGTTGAATTTGTTGTCAGACATGATTGATACTCCTGATTAGATGAAAAAAGAAACACAAAGAACTGCAAATACTACACCACATACAACTGCAATGATATTGTTTTCTGTATTTAAAGTCATGATGACCGTCCTTCTTGATTTATTTAATAACGAATCCCGCAGGGATGAGTCCCTGCTCAGAGGGCGAAGCCCGATAGCGAACGAAGCGAGCTTCCTAGACGGAGTGCGTATAATTGGAGGGGACCCACGAAGTGGGGAGGAGGCCGTTTATGCCGCACGTAGCCCGCAGCGATGAGCGTAGCGAAGAGCGTAGGGTGAGCGACAGCGAATCGACGGACGCGTAAAGCGAAGAGAGCGAGAGGCAGGGCGAATCCTGAAGGGAAGAGTGCGCTTGTATTTTGTTGATAATCATTCCCATTTTATTGAAGCAAAAGATATGATCCCAATAAGGCTAGTCTATTGATTACACTAGATGTAGTGTTATAGCATACCATTACACACTACCTATAGTGTTTATATGAGGGGGTAGGGGGGAAAACTTACTACTTTTATTCTATGTGAGTTACACCTTAACAAAATTTTTATAGTTTTTTAAAACAAGGTAGGGGTGTTATGT